GCTTTGCCCGATATTAAAGTTTTAAATAGCATGATCGAATCTAATCTAGGTGCAGCGGAGGCAATGGTTACGCCGCCAATGGCAGTACCTTATGATTTATTGGTCGATACTGGGAAGGCTTTAGATTTAAGTCCTAAAGCGATGACTTATTTATCAATGCAAGAGGCTTCTTTAGCAACAGGGATTATCAAGCCAGAGCCTTTAGTTACAGTGGCGAATTTACCAGTTAGCTTAGAGATGGAAGATCGCAGGCGTAACGGAATTGCACAAAGCTTTTTTTCTGATTTATTGGTTGATTTTAAAAATGCTGAAATGTCCGCAACTGAAACGAGTATGCGTGAAAATTCAAGAGTAAGAAAATTAACAAATTACATATTACGCATTCAAGATGAGTTTTTAGCTCCTGCGTTTTTATTTGTTTTTAATCAGCTTAAAGAATGGAAGATGATAGATTTTCCCGATGATATGGAGTTAAAGGTTGATTTTACAAGTGCTTTATATGAAGCTTCAAACGCTCAATCAATTACTTTACTTGAAAGAGCATTAATAACTTTAGCGAATACTAAATCTATAGACCCATCTGTATTAGAAGCGATTAAAGAAGAGAAGTTTATACAATATGTATTTAAGAAAATTGGTGCTGATTTAAGCGTGTTAAAATCACCAGCAGAATTAGAAGAAGCAAAAGCACGCAGGGAAGAGACCGCACAAGTAGCGAATATGCAAGGTGCAGCAGGAGCAGCAAAAGATTTAAGCCAAGCAGTAGCTTTACAACAAGGGGTAATATGATAAAGACGATAAGCCGCTATGTGGCTACACTATTTAAAAGCAAAGATGATTATAAAAAAAGGGTTAAGCAGGCTTATGAAAGCATTCCCGCCGAAACGTGGGATTTAATTATTTCAGATTTAATGCTTTACGCTGAATTTAATAAGCCTTGTTGGGATGAAAAGTTTACTCCTTTTATTGAGGGAAAAAGAGCAGTAGTATTAAGGCTTTTAGCGAATAAAGAATTAACAGAAAAAGATTTTTTAGCAAATTTAGGAGAATATTAACATGAACGAAGAAGCACCAGCATTTAATTTTAGCGAGTTTAAAACTCAATACTTAGGGAATATTCAAGACCCTACCGAAAGGGAAACATTTCAAAAAAATTTAGAGCCGATAAAAGATGTTCAAGGTTTAGTTACAAGTTACGTTCATGCACAAAAAGCAGTAGGCTCTAAAGTAAATTTACCTAACGAAAAATCAGCTCCCGAAGAATGGGATAAATTATTTAACCGCTTAGGCAGACCTGAAAATGCAGATGGCTATGAGATTGAAACGCCTGATTATAAGTTTGACGATAATGTTTTAAAAGAAATTAAGAAGGCAGCTCACGAGGCAGGCTTAACTAAGACTCAAGCAAATAAGGTTATCGGCTCTATCGCTAAGATGTCTAGGGAAGCAATGGAAGTTTTAGAATCCTCTAAAGCGGCACAGTTAGAAGCAATTAAAGCAGAACGCAGCAAATGGGAAGATTTATCAACGACTGAAACAAAAGTTGATTTATTTTTAAAGCAAAATACTAAAAATGTAGAAGATTATGAAAAGCTTAAGAGCTTAATTGATACTGATAACAATTTGTTTAAGTTTGTGAAGGATGTAGCTTTAACGAATACGCCTAAGGATATCGGGCAAACTCAAGCGAATTTATCAGCTAAAGAAACACCTGAACAGGTAGCAGGTAGAATATTAAGTGATAGAAATAACTTTAATGATTACTATACTAATGGCGGGCGTAATATGCCTGAAAGCGTAAGAAGGGAATTGCAAGAAGCGATAAATAAATCAAACCCTAAAGAAATTGGGAAGTATATAAGAAACTAAAGAAATTTTGAATCTTTATTGAAAATAGTGTAATATATAATTAATTCTCAATGAATCCGCTAGCGGGTAGTTCATTGTTTAAGAATCCGTGTTACGGGTAGTTCTTGTTAGAAGAAATTAGTTATACGTTACTCTTTTGAGTAACACAAATTTAATAGAGGTAAATAATGGTTTATTCAGTTGATCAAAACTGGATTAATACATACGAGGCAAATTTACACATTTTGTCTCAGCAAATGGACTCAGTATTTGAGGGCATTGTTAAAAAAGGTGATATTAATTCAGAATTTAAATTTTTCCCACGTATCGGCTCGATTTCGATGTCCGCAAACACTACACCAAATCAAACAACTTCATACTCTGATGTTGCACACACAATGCGTTCGGTTGATTTTACGCAATATGATGTAGCTCTTTTTGTTGATAAAAAGCTTGATGTTGCAAGAATGCTAACTGACCCGACAAGTTCTTATGTCAAGTTAGGTGTTGCAGCTTGGAAGCGTAAGATTGATGAGGTTTGTATTGCGGCAGCTTTAGGCATTGCTGTAGATGGTAAAACTAGAGGTACTAATACAGCATTCCCTACAGCTACTAGAACTATCGATGTTAATTACATTGATGGTAACCCAGTAGGTGCAGGCAATGGTACTGGTACTTGGACTAACAGAGCTCAATCTGGTTTTACTTTAGCTAAAATCTTAAAAGGAAGAGAATTAACTTTAGCTTCTTTTGGTTTAGAAGCAGGCGATAGACTTAATTGTATTGTCGGTCCAGCAGAAGAAACTGAGTTAATGGGTATTCCTGAATATAAGAATAGAGACTTTAGCGATCAAAGACCTTTTGATAAACAAATGATTTATCAGCCGTACATTGGTACATGGTTAGGTATTGATTTCTATAGATCAGTTCTTTTAACGGACACTGACCCAGCGGGTGCAAGTAACCACTATAGATCATGTTTAATGTTCCCTACAAGTGGACTAGGTGCTTACATTGGTAACAATTTAGAAGTTGATATTCGTCCAAACCCTGAAAGAAGAATGGTTCCGACTATTTATATTTCTGGTGGTATTGGTGCAGTCCGTATTGAAGAAGTTAAAATGGTTGAAATTAGAACTTCTAGCGGTCTTGTTGATGCTTCTTAATGTATAATTAAGTAATTCTTTCATCATAAACCTTAAACCCTCGGCATAAACCCCGAGGGTTTTTTTTATTACCCATAACTCTATAGCTGACTATAGGGTTTAATAACTCTATAGTCCACTATAGAGTTTAAGGGTATAATGTAAATATGCTAGTAAACAGGCTTAATGTATTTAATTTAGCTTTAATGCAGTTAGGCAAAGATCCTGTAGTCGATGTTAATACTCATACTGTTGAGTTAGCGAAGTTAAGAGCAGTTGAGCAAATGGCTTTAGAATCTTTACTCCAATCTCATAGATGGGATTTTGCCATTCAGAAGCAGGAACTAACTTTTGTTCAAGATTTATTAAACGAGGAATTTATTAAGCTTTATTCAATCCCTAATGATTGTATAGAGATATGGAGAGTTTACGACGTTGAAGGCGAGGATTTAGATTATTCAAAAGATAGCCGAGGATTAGCGACAAGTTCAGATAGGGTTTTTATTGAATATACCTTTTTGCAAACCGATTATGGAAAATACGATGCGACGTTTTGCGAAGCTTTAGCAATGCGAATAGCAGCTTTAGCAGCTCCATCTGTTCAACATTCAGATTCTAAGACTGATTATATTTCAAGCACGGGGCAAAAGAAACAGGCAGTAGCAGCAAGTAAAGCCGTAGGCAGAAGCCAAAGGAACTGGGAGCAAAACACCACTTGGTTAAGAAACAGGAATAATTATTAATGCCTCGAATTTCAATCAATCAAACTAATTTTACTCAAGGTCAAATCTCTAAGCATTTTGCAGGGCGTTATGATTCTAAGGAATATTTAGAGGGAGCTTTAGAATTAACTAATGTAATAGTTAGACCCGAGGGCGGAGCGGTTAGAAGACCTGGAACGAAGCTAGTGCAGAATTATGATGATTATGCAAGGGCTATAGGATTTCAGATTACGGCAGGCACGGCAGCTAAATTGATATTTGAGCCTGACGGTAATATACAGATTATTGACCCTAGCGGAAGCCAATTTTTTTCAAGTGGCATTACTGGTGCAGCAACGCATGAATTTGATTATGCAAAGGTTAGAAGCTCTTTAATTATTGTGCATAGAAGCTTTTTACCAAAAGAATTAAAAAGAACATTTAATATAAGCACTTCTTTGTGGGAGTGGAGTATTGCGAATTGGGCTTTTAAAGATGGACCGTGGGAAGAATTAAATTTAAACCCTCAATACAAGTTTAGACCAGAGGCGGATAATGCTAGCAACTGGGACCCAGTACCATCTAGTGGAGGCGGATTTATCGGTACGGGAAATTTAAAAATCGTAAATAAAAATGATAATCCTGTAAATTGGATTGGTACATCGGGAGCTTTATTTGATGCTTTTAGTGTAGGAAGAAAAATCAGATTTAGGCAAGTAAATTATTCTACTAACCCGATTGAAGAAAAATGGGCGGTATTTACAATTAATTCTAAAAATACAACAGACGTTAATGTTACGGTAGACCCCGAATATCCTTTTTTACTTGCGGGAGTTAATCATCAATCTAAAAATTGGCGGTTAAGTGCATGGTATCCAAATAATTATCCTGATAGGGTAGCACTTCATCAAGATAGATTATGGTTTTTCCGTGATGGTTGGTCATGGGCTACAATGGGAAGCAATTTAGATACCTTTAGCCCTTCTATACCAAGTTTAAATGACGACACTTATCAAGTTACT